GATCCCACGTATGTAGATGCTCCTGGGATAGATGGTTTAGAAGGGGCATGTAAGCGTAATTTAAAAGAGGCTTCTCAGGCCGTGTATTCAAGGGGAAGCAATCTGACCCGGTTCATTGATTGGGAAAACCCCTTTGAGATGAAGCAGGACCGAGGGTGGTTCCCTATAACAGACCCCGCGAAATTTTTAAATTTTCTATCTAATACGGGGTCTATGATTAGCGTGTCGGGGTCTTTGCATCGTCCTCACGAGAAGGGTTTCAAGCTGGTAGGATCTTTCAAGACGATTCACAGGATTCCTGTATTCCAAGTTACGTTATGGCAGCACAAGGATGAATGGGCAGCTGAGATCGACATAGATGCAAAAAAAAGGATCAGCCATTGGGGGGAAGTTATCCGAAACCATTTGACAGGAGGTAAGACAAACCCTTACCTTGTAAACCAACTACTCGCATGGTACTGGGGTGTTATATCATTCAAGCTAGAGATATCAGCAGACAAGCCGGGATAGCATCTGCCATCACGGTTGCAAGGCTCAACCGTTGTGCTGTCACTGGACCCGGACATTGCCGTCCCTACCCTTCCCGGCAAAGATTCCAGGGCAGCACCCCCCTTTTTCAAGTTCATGGATGAATTCGACTGGCATATGGCCCAAGAGGGTGCTCCAAAGTGGAGTGACTGGTCTTTTTCTGTTAAAGATTCACCTGGATGGGTTATGGTCCGCACAGAGGGGAAGAGAATCTCGAACGGTTTCACAGAATATATTTTTGCGATCCCAGTTCCAGAGTGTCTTGCATGTTTTCTAGAGAGGAAAAGTAATGCCTAAGGTTGGAGGAAAGAAGTACGCATACACTAAGAAGGGCAAGGCCGCTGCAAAGAAAGCCGAGGAGGGTCAACGACGTAAAGCAACTATGCGGATGTTTCCAACGGGTCCCCGAAGCAAGGGAGATCGTCCTGGAGAGAACCCGGGAGATTGGGACAAAGCGGATGAATTACTTCATCCAGATGACCGAGAACAGTTCCCCAATACCGGGGATAGACCAGAGCTAAAAAGCATTAGCTTCAAAGACCCGAGCATAGCTTCATTTGATAACCCGAACACGAAGTACGAACAAAAACAGGTCAGGATCGAGTTCACTCAAGATGGGCAGACCCATGTGGTAGTGGGTAATGTTCAGGCTCCTCCGGCTGATGAAACCAGGAAGGAGAGGGAGGAGAGATTCAGAAGACAAGGGAAGAGGAAACCAGTTGGTTCTCTAACTCTTGGTGATGCAGGAGCAACTGCCATGAGCGTGGCAAAGCGTAAGAAAAAAAAGACAAAACGGAAGTCTACAAGGGTAGGTAGGTTTTACCGGGGTAATGGTTAAATAGCAGGAGGAGGGGGAGATGGAAGAAATAGGGATAAGTTCCGAAGAGGTTATGGCTGCATCCAATGTTGCTGCTACTCGACTGATAAGAGGGGTTAAGGATGGGAGGATACTAGATCACGGTGGGGCCAGTTCTGGGAGAGCAGAAGGAACGAGGTATAGTCATACTGTTGTTGGAACGATGGCAGAGCTTGCTGTGGCTAGGTACCTTGGAGTGGCCTGGACTCCTGGTGGTGAGAAGCCAACACATGGAGATTTAGCAAATCAATATGAAGTGCGTTCTACTGAGTTCAAAGGACCGGCACCGCATTTTCCCGTATATCGAACTGATTCAGAGTCCATTTTTATTTGTGTTCAGATCCTCTGGGGTCAAAGGACGTTGCACAAAGTAGGGCAATCGAATGGATGGGATCCGGCTCTGGCTAGAATGGTTGGTTGGTTGGTAAAAAGCCCTAGTGCTATGAAAAAGGAATGGTGGAATGAGAGCAAGAAGCCTCCATGTTGGTGGATACCACACAACGAACTGGTACCGATGAATGAACTCGACATTTAGTACTTCAGATATAATGGAAACTCTTTTGCGTGGGAAAATTTTCAGGATCCAGACTGCTATCAGCCAATTAACACAGCTTGCCAATATGGCTGCAGAACATGGTCTACGATCAGTAGGCGTTAGGGCATGGAGAATGTGGGTGATGGTCGTACTAGGACTCCTCCTTGGGGACCATCTGGGTATGTGGGAACTCCATGAGCTGTTTTCCGGCAGGGAAATCGATATGCATGAGATCGGGGTAATCATCGCAGGCCTGGGAGCATTGTTTTCAGCCCTATCAGGCAAAGATGAGTCCTGAAAACCTAGAATCTCAGATACTTAAAAGCCTCGAAGGCCAAACAGAGGAGCAGATACTTGCTTCTCTGAGCCTTTTAGACAGAAAACAAGAGGCTATCTACGACAAACTCTGGGTAAAGTGCAAAGAAGACCTTCATTTCTGGGTCTTTAACTATGCCCGTGCAGTCAATTTACACATGGAAGCGGTTGTAGAGGATGGAGAGTCGGCCCCAAGCGAGTCAATTGACCTGTTTCCTGACTTTCCGCACGTCCGTATGGTCCTAGATGCCCTGAAAGACCCTACAAATATCCTCATTGACAAGTCCAGGGACATGATGTGTACGTGGTCCTTGTGTGCAATCTTCTGTCACGACCTTATATTCCAAGAAGCAGCCCCATTATTGATGGCATCACGTCGTTTTGATGACGTAGATGACGGTGGAGAGGACTCTACGACCGATTCTTTGCTTGGAAGGGTCCGATTCATCTACGAAAACCTCCCTGAATGGCAAAAATCTCGTGCTCCGCTGCGTATTAAGACCGGATTAATGAGAAATAAGAGGACAGAGGCCTACATTGCGGGGATTAAGGCCGTAAGACACACCGGACGTGGTGGTAAATACCGCAGAGCGGTGGCAGATGAGTTCGGTCACTGGCCTTATGGGGAAGCAAACCTGGAATCAATGAAATATGCCTGCCAAAGAGGGCTTATATTGCTTTCTACGCCCCCTAGGGAGGGCAGAAACCACTGTTTTGGCCGATTAGCCACCGAATCTAACAAAATGATGGCCCATTTGTCCCTACATTGGAGCTTACACCCCCTTAGAGGGGAAGAATGGTACCAACATGCTATCGACGGAATGACCCCTGAACAGGTGGCTAGAGAGCTTGAAATCAGCTATTCAGGGGCTGTTGAGGGCCGAATTTACGGTAGTTTTGACGAAGAAGTCCATTTAGTGGAGGGTTTGGAGTACAATCCGAATCTTCCTCTCTATACCACCCATGACCACGGTGTGAATGAGGAAACTTGTGTCTTCTTCCAAATCGACAAGGATGATACTTGGTACATAATCGATGAATACCAGGGAGGAAAGAACTCAGACTCTGGAGCGATCACGGTTTGGGATAACTGTGAGGCATTGGTCGATATGTTGAATGCAGATCCATACAATTTGGTGAGGACAGCAAACAATGGAATTGCTGGACTGTCTGGATCTTATGGAGATCCCGCAGGCAAAGTTGAAAACATCATCTTGCAGACACGAAAGTCCGACGATAATAAGACGACCAGCTATCATGCTGTCTATAACCAGCACAATATTAAGATCAAGAGCAAGTACAGTAAGTTCCTAGACGGAGTACAGATCCTCAATGATCGATTCAAGAGAAGGAAACTTTATATCTCTAGGAATAAGTGTCCATCTGTATGGGAAGCCTTCATTCATTACCGGAGAGCACGCAATCCCAAGGACGATCCGAAGCAACCATATTTAGACTCTCCAGTAAAGGACTGGACAAACCACTGGATGGATGCGGTAAGATACTTTGCTATAGGTAGAACTACGCTTGCTACTGCTCGTGGAAGACGGCAGTCAAGATACCGGCAGGAGTGGAGGCCTAGTGGTCGGACAGGGTGCATGTATCCAACTATGGTCCGTGTGGGTAAATAAATAATGGCAAAGACTCCAGCTGATCAAGTCACTGAGTTTGCCGAAAGATTAGAAATTACTGGGGGGGAGGGGTCTGACAATGATCCCCGAGTAAATCTTGTTCTTACCCGCCTGAAGATTTCCCACGACTATTACGCTACGAAGCGTGATGACATGATCCGGTATTACCAGGGATATCGTGCTTACCGGAGAGAGCCTGATTACCCGTGGACCTCGAATATGGTTATGCCGGTAATCTTCGATACTGTTGAAACCTTTCTTCCTCACGTTGTGGGGGATCAGCTTGAGCTTAGGCCTGAAGCTCGTCTAGGGGCTGACCCCACAAAGATCGAAATGTGGAAAGCGATCTTCGAGTATGACCTTGAGGCAATGGATCTTGTTAGCAAGCAGATAACAATGATGCGTCAGGCTTTGATATACGGATGGTCCCCTTATCTATGTGACTGGCTTTATGATGAACGTCCGATGAGAGTTCATCAATACGAAAGACATGACGACGGGGAACCCCTCTCAAAGACCATTAGACAAACTGCTCAAATACCAATCGTTATGCACGATGGCCCACAGGTCCAGGTCCTTGATGTATTCAATGTCTTTCTTCAGCCGGGGAAGGCAATGGTTAATGGCCCACCAGCAGAGAAATCTGACTGGCTCATTATCAGATTTGTTCTTCCGTTCAAGCATCTCCAGACGATGGCGGACCAGGGAATCATTGAGCAGAAAGCATTAAGCGAATTGATGGATTCATCGTTCCCGCATCCAAACGACGATGCTGATGTTGGCATCCATGAACGAATGGATTTGATCGGGCTGGATAGTCAGACTCTTGATACGACCATGAATCAGGTTGAGATCCTTTGCATGTTCGGGGACCGGGGATTCAGTCGTCAAGAGGACGGGGTTATCTGGTTGGGTAATCGGAAGGTGATTCTCAGGGACGAAACTTCACCTCTATGGCACGGAGAAATCCCTGTAGGGATTGTTAATGATATTCGTATGCCTCACGAAGCAATGGGAATCGGTGAAGCTGAGATTGCTGAATCCTTCCAAGAAGAAAAGTCTGACATTCGTAACGCACGAATGGACAACATTCATCAGCTTGTAAATCGTATGTGGTCCGTCATGAATAATGCTGGTGTCGATGATGTTGAGTTAATGTCTCGTCCTGGAGGGATTGTCCATATGGATATTCCTGATGCTGTTCGTCCTTTGATCCAGCAGGATATGCCTTTCTCTACATACAAGGAAGAAGAATTATTGGACAATGATGTTCAGCGAATAACGGGGGCTACTGATGTTTTGAGGGGTTTGGCTTTCGGTGCCAGCAGACCAACAGCCACCTCTGATAAGATTAAAGCTGAGTTCGCGGCAGCTCGTACTCGGATGAAGATTCTTGATATGCAGAATCATTTCCTTCGGCAGGTTGGCCGTTGGATTATTGCTCTAGAGCAGCAGTTTACGACAGAGGAAAAGCAGGTCAGGATTAGTCGAAACGGGATTACCGAAGACATCCGAATTAAACCTGAAGACATTTCAGGGGACTGGGATGTCAAGCCAGAATTAGATCAGGCTTTACCTCTTTCCAAAGCACAGCGTCGTCAGGATGCGGCCCTTGCCATGCAGACCCTTGCCCCGTATGCACAGGGCGGAATTATTGTTGCCGACGAACTAATCAAGTATTTCTTAAAGACCTATTCGATTCCGAATCCGGAGAAACTATTGGCTGCTATGCAGCAGCGTGCTGAGCAGGTTCAAGATTCAAGTGGTATGGCACAAGAGGCAATCCGGGCGGCTGAAGGGGAAGCTATGGGAAGGCCCCAATGAGAATGTCTTTTCTTAATAAAGAAAAAGAGGATGCTCCTGTATTATCAGCATACGTCAAGTCTTTAAACCAACAGATTGATGATGCTTCTCGGATGAAAAGCCTTGTCGAGTCTCCTGGTTGGAAGATAGTTCAAAAACTCTGGAAGGAATTTGAAGATAGAAGTCAGGTGGCTTTTCTTTCCGGGGAGATAACTGCGGATGAGCATAAAGCACAGATAAAGGCCATCAGGATAATTGTTGGCGGAGTAGAAGCTATTGCCGATAAAACAAAATTAGATTCTGATCCTAAAGTTAAGTTAAGAGAACTAGAGATTGCTAAACCTTCTATGTTCAGGAGATACTAACAATGGCAACAGAAGCATTACCCGGCTTGAATGCGGATGAGTCCCATCGGTTGCAGTCACAGGCAGAGCTTGGATTGCAATTCGATGATGAGATGCGTGGTTATGTTGTTCGTATGATAAACGCGCTCCAGAATCCTCCTCCGCCCCCAAGGCCAAGAAAAACAAAAAAAAAGAGGTAAGAGTTAGAGTTGTTACCGGTCGAAAGACCACAGTTGATTTATAAAAGTTAGAAGCCCTTACGGGATAACTTCTAATCGTAACGAAGGAGCGTCATAGTGGCAGATAACGAAAATAACTCGCCTGCATACGCGGACAACGAGTTCGGATCGCCTGCACAGGTAGACGTAGAAGCAGAAGATAGCACTGCAGCCATAAAGGCCGGAGTTCCCCTCGAAGACGAGGACAAGGACTATATTGAAGAGGCCTATGAGGCTACGCAGCGTGAGGTCGAACAGGATATTCACGGGGAACAAGTAACTATTCCCGCCAAGTTTAATTCTGTTGATGAACTCGTACAGAGTTACGAGAATCTTGAGAACAAGCTTAGTGAATATGGACCACAGGCCAACGAGAACCAAGCACTCAAAGAGCGTTTGGCCCGTCTCGAAGGTCACGCACTGGCACAGCAACAAACCCCAGCGGTACAATCTCCACCACGACCCCGACAAGATCCTCGCTTCCAGTCTCGAAAGGCTTTTGCCGAACAGAGACAGCGTGTATACGAGGAACAGGGTTTTGAAAGCGCAGTGGCAAAGGACATTGCCCAGAAGGATGCGGTCACTCTAGGAATGTTCGTTGATGCAGAGATTAGCAATCGTACCCAAAGATACGATGCTGCTATGGCGGCTACCGATAGAGACCGGAACCTTCAGTCCAATGCGTACCAAATGCGTGAGCAGAAGGATGCTCAAGGCAGATCTGTTCGTCCTGATTGGGACCATGTTGTTTCCACTAAAGAGTTCGAGAACGCTGCCCGAGAATTGGGTGATCGGTTCTATACACCGCAAGGTCTTGAACTCGCTTACTTGCGAACATCTTCCGCAGTTAGGGGACAGGCTTCGTCTGCGAGTGCACAAGCAGAGGCTTCCGCATCAAAGAGGAGAGCCTCGGTAGGTCCAGCGGCCACACCGGCTTCTAAGAACCCATCGAGGGCAAATTCCGACGATGCTGAGATCGAAGCAATTTATAACAATGCACGGGAATCCCGCAGATCCAGGAATGTCTTCGACGGAGGAGGGTTCGACTAGGATAGGAGATTATGCCTAGTTTTGGTGGGACTGTCATATCAGGCTCCAAAGCTACGACTTCCGTCTTATCGCAGGGTCTAGTACCAGATCGTTCGGTAGATGTGTCGGAGCTTGAGCCTAATTCGGCACCCCTTATTCAAATTACGACAAAGACAAAAGGACGTAAGCGTCGTGCTATAAACACGACGTTTGAGTGGTTCGAAGACGAACCCTTCCCGTATTGGGATGCGGTAAATTATGGCTCCGGTTACAGCGACTCTGCTACTAGTGTTGTTGTTGACAACGGGAGCTATTTTGGTTCGTCTAACCTTGTGTTACTTCCGCGTACTGGTGAGATTGTTCGCGTAACGTCAGTCAGCTCCAACACGCTGACAATCACTCGTGGTGCAGCAGGTTCAACTGCCGCAGCAATAGTTGATGGTGACGACCTGCGAATCATCGGATCGGCACACGCTGAAGGTGCAACGGCTGGTACCATGAAGGCAACGAAGAAGAGCCGGGGGTATAACTACACCCAGATCTTCCGAGACACCTTCGGTGCTACTGGTACGGAAGAAGCCTCCGAGCTGTATTGGGGCAACGACCGGACCAGGGACAGGAAGAACCGTGGTGTTGACCATGCGCTCAACATCGAGGCTGCTTTCCTTTTTGGTCAGCGCAACGAAGACACAAGTGGTTCGACCCCGGTCCGAACGACTCGTGGGGTTATCAACTGGATCACTACGAACACCGAGGCAATCGGTGGTTTCATTAGTGAAGATGCTTGGAATTCGTTCTTACAGAACGGCTTCTTGCATTCTTCATCTCAAGGAAAGAACTCGAAGTGGTTTTTCGGTTCTCGTGCAGTGATTGGAGCTATCAACGGGTTTGCCCGTGACAATCTCCGTGTTGTGCCAAGGGACAAGACGTATGGGATTTCGGTCCAGAATTACACTTCGTTCTTTGGTGATGTGCTTCTTATGGCACATAACCTCTTGGAAAATAACCCTGCCAGCAACGGTACCGGAACAGCTAAGTACGGTGGCTATGGAATCCTTATGGATCCTGCTAGCCCCACTTATCGTTTCTTGGCCGCTAATGGCAAAAACCGCGACACGAAACTCCGTCGCAATATCCAGGCAAATGATGCTGATAGCTGGCAGGATGAGTACCTGTCAGAAGTTGGCATGGAATACCGCATGGAGCGGTGGTCCCGTATTATGACTGGAGTAACTGGTTAATTGAGGACAAGGCGGCTAGAGAGAAGCTAACTCATAGTTCTCTCTCTAGCCGTCCCCTTATATCGAGGATTTAATGTCAAAAGACGAAGCTGCAATACAGACGGAAGAAACGCCCGTAGTCACGGATAACGTCATTTTCGTTAGCCCTTCAGAGAGGCTGCTTGTGAACCTGCATTTACGACCGCAGAGGAAGTACAGCAGTGGTGGTGTTACCGTGATTGACGAGGAAATAACAAAGATTCAGTTTGTTGAGGGCCGATATGAGACTTCAGATCCGAATCTCATTAAGCTTCTACGATCTGCTCCTAACAATGTTAACCAATTGTCGGAAGACATTTCCAGGGAGTATCGCAATCGAGGAATAAACGCCACCCCTGATAGTACTGCTCTGAGTTCTCACAAGGACAGGTTTTACGAAGTCAATCAAGAAGGTGCAGCTTAGTCATAACCTAAAGGCCGTAAACCGCGTGCGAGAATTTACTCCCGCACCAAATAGAACGGTTGGCCTTGGAGGTAATTGTGGCAAAGTTTTCAGAACATACGTTTCTTGATTCAGAGGCTCGTACAGCCAGCGAAAACTCGGATGGCCTTCGTGTTGATGGCTATACACTGTGTACCATCATGACATCATCTACGGCTGTGACAGGTACTAGTCCTACGGTAGATACTGAACCTGAAGTGTCGAACGACAACAGCACCTGGTTCCCGCTGAATATTTATCCAAGCGCGTCGGACCCGGCAGCTATGACTATGCAGTTGGCTGCTACGGGTGAAATCTCCATGACGTTTCCTTTGTG